AGCTGGCACTGGCGCAGATGCTATTGCTGCACAAAAGGCAACGCTGCGTGACATCACAGACGATGCTCGCATTGATGCTGCGGCAAACCCTGATGCGCTGAAGGCATTGGATCTGGCTACCCTTTTGGGAGAATAAGCTATGAGCAAGGCAAGGCAACTAGCTGATCTTGGCGATGACTTTGACGGCACAAATTTAACACTCTCTGGCGGTGTATACCTTGGCGGCACTGGGTCGGCTAATAAGCTGGATGACGTGGAGACTGGGACGTTTACTCCAAATTTTGGTGGCGCTTCAGGCAATCCTACGGTCACCTTTGTTAATCAGCAAGGCTACTACCGAAAGGTTGGTGATCTCGTTTTCGTACAGGTCAGAATGACATTATCTTCCGCATCAGGTGGCTCAGGTTCTTTGAAAATAGATGGACTACCTTTTACTCCTGTGGCTGATGCTGTTTTATCGGTCACACGCTTGCAAAAACTTAGCATAAACGTGAGTGCCTCTGGCCCTATTGGTATTTTGGCTGGCGTTAATTTTGTGTACTACAATAGCAACACAACTGGAATCCATTCTGTTTTACCAACAAGCGCCCTAACAAATTCAACATCCATAAACTTTTCGGGATGTTACGCCGTAGCATAATCACCCCTGTTGGATCACAGGGTAGTCAGTCCAAGCATAGGAGATAAAAATGCTAACAGAAGAAACAGTACAAGACAAAATAGAGATCGTAGGTGACTACAAGCACGTTCAGGTTCGCTCCGCAGTAGTCATCAAGCGTGACGGCGCAGAGATTAGCCGCAGCTTTTCACGCCATGTCGTTGCACCAGATGCAGACATCACAGGTGAAAGCACTGAGGTTCAAGCCATCTGCAATGCAGTACACACTCAAGCGGTTAAGGATGCTTACGCCGCACACTTAGCAAGCCAAGAGGTTTAATCATGCGGCAGGTTGAGGCTGGCACACTAACGATTGCAGAGGCAGAATAAATGGACAAGCGCACAGTATCATCAGCACATGCGCGTATTGATGGATTGGAGAAAGAAGTCGTGGCTATTAAGACTGAAATGGATATTCAATTCAAAGATCTTTTTAACCGCGTCAAACGTTTAGAAGCTATTATGATTGGCACATCTGGCTTTATCATAGTGTTGCTTCTGCGAATGAACATGCTGGGATAGGTTATGTTAGCCGAGCTTGCCGCAGCAAACGCAGCTTACAGCACGATTAAGAAGTTTGTTGCTAATGGTAAGGAGGTTTCTGATTTCCTTGCACCTCTTAAAAACTTAGTAAGCTCAGAAGAAGAACTAAAAGCTAGAGGTAACCGTAAGAAGAACGGTTTGTTTTCTAAGGTCATGGGCAAATCCGCTGATGACTTTGATGAGTTCTTAGCCCTCCAAAAGATTCAAGAGCAACGCAAAGAGTTAGAATCTATTTGTCGTTTGTATGGCAAGCCGGGCACTTGGGATTCTTTCTTAGGCTTTGAGGCAAAGATGCGCGTTCAAAGAAAGAAAGAAGCTGAAGAACGCCAGAAGCAAATAGCAGCTACAATTAAATATATCACTTGGGGTATCACTGCTTGCTTGGCTGTTGGCGGTGTTGTTGCTTTGTATTTCTTCACTGAATTTTTGAAAGGTATGAGATGACTATAGCTATGGAAAAGATATTGGCTTGGAAGATAATGCCACGCGTTATGATGCTGGTTATGACCATCATGTATATTCGCGTCATAGAGTGGTTTATGTCTTTGCCGCAGGATGTGGTAAGCACACAAGCTACAGCGCTCACAGCGACCGTCACAGGCGCTCTCACGGGTGCTTTCGCAGTATGGGTAGGGCATGAGAAATGATTGGTCAGATTATAGGTGCAGTTGGTGGGCTGGCTACCAGTTACATAGACGGTAAGACTGCCGTTCAGAAAGCCAATGCTGAGATTAAACTTAAGCAAGCTACTGGTGAGATGGATTGGGAACAGTCAGCCATCGAAGCTTCAAAGGATTCTTGGAAGGATGAGCTATGGACTATAGTTTTTGTAGCTATTCTTTGCATGAACTTCATTCCTTCTATGCAAACAGTAATGGCACAGGGCTTTGCTAACTTAGAAACCACACCGCTCTGGGTGCAGTGGGGGATGTATGCCTCCATTGCTGCTAGCTTTGGAATCAGAACGATGAAGGGATTAAAGAAATGAGTGAGTTTAAACTAAGCAGACGCAGCCTTGACCGGCTTGAAGGGGTCGATGACCGTTTAGTTTCTGTAGTTAAATACGCAATCACACTTACGAAAACAGACTTCGGAGTCATTCAAGGGCTCCGCACACTTGAACAGCAAAAAGAATTGGTTGCTAAGGGCGCATCACAAACCATGAAGTCAAAGCACCTAGATGGTTTGGCTGTTGATCTGATGGCGTATATCAATGGCCGTGGGTCTTGGGAGTTAAATCTCTATGATGATTTAGCTGACGCTATGAGTGAAGCCGCTGATCTTGTTGGCTGCCGTGTGCGTTGGGGTGCTGCTTGGCACATTGATAATCTTGGTGATTGGGATGGCAGTGCTGAAGAAGCAATGAATGCTTACATTGATCTAAGACGAAGTGAAGGTAGAAGGCCATTTATTGATGGCCCTCACTTTGAATTGATGGTATAGAACTCTGGGGTCAGCATTTAATTTTAATCTTAAACTCGCGGTTTTCGATCACTGAAGGTGCTGGCCTCACGATCTTATCCTCATGTCTATGAAGTACAGCAAGCGTTTGTGTTCTACTGTATCCTAAGAATGACATGCGCTTGCAGATAGCGTCCTTACTTTTACCTAGTAATGCCAGCCTAATAATCTCTTTTGTTTCTGGCTTACTATCTCTGCCACCCATATTGTAATCTGGTGCTAGGTTTTGTTTTAAGAATTGGGTTTGACCATCGCGCTTTAGAATGCGTGACTTGCCTTCTTTAGCTGACTTAATCATTGCTTCACGCAGTTCGTCTTGCGTCATATGCTATACCCCATTTCTCTTAGCTTGTTTACAAACTGGTTTAACTCAGAACGCGCAGCCCACAGGTCTTGCTTAACATTTGGATGTGGGTCTGTTCTATTCTCTTCATCAATCAGGCGATCAACTCTGCGCTTAAGAAAGTCTAGCTCTACTTTATGCGCTGGCGTTACTTCCATCACTCATCCTCCTGTTGGGGTTTGCGCTTAGGTCTTACAACATTTGATTCTTCATACTGAATGACGCATTGCACTGGCCCGTATAAATTGTGTGGGTATTTCTCTATGAGATCAGCGCATTCGTATGGCGATGAGAAGGTCATGATTGCGACCCATGTTGTTTTTATCATTTGTATTTCTCCACTGTGCTTTTACTGAGGCCGAGAAACATAGCTATAGATGTAACACACCAGCCTCGATTTCTAAAATATTTTATGTCGGACAGTTCGTCATCGGTTAGCGGTTTGTTGCGCCATCCTTTGCCATAGCCTTTATGAGGTTCTTTTTCAGAAGGTGGCTCTTTCTTTTTTCTTCTTGAAAGGCCATTGGTTTCCTTCATGCGCTCGTTGCAACCTCTTGCATCGGCCATCATCTTTTCTAATTCAGTCATTCGTTACTCCAAAAAAAACCCTGCCTATAATTAAATAAGCAGGGCAGTTGACAGGGCAGTACTTGGGAGGGTGTACCCTTGGAGAACATCCCTATTCTAGAACGGAATGTCATCGCCTTGCAAGGGGTCATCTCTTTTTTGCGGCTCGCTAATCACAAAGGAAAGATAAGGCTTGCCATCTTTCATGCGCCGCCATGCTGCAACCCTGCGGTCTGATGTTGGCTGGGTGTATGGCATTTGCTTATCTGCTGTGTTGTAAACGGTTCCAGTGTAATTAGGTGCTGATTCTTTACTGTTGTCATTGGGGAACATAGCTCCTACTTTTTCGTAGATCTCCATGATCTCTTTGCCGTTCTTGGATTCACGGCGAACAACGCAGTACTTACCATCGCGTCCTTCGACATTGATCTTGCCTTGTAAGATCATCTTCATGTCATCGAATGGCGGGAATGCTGCGCCGTTATTTGTTGGATCGTAATCTGCCATGCTTCTGGCTCCTTTTGTTGTGTAGCTTACCAGCTACCGTTGCTGCTCTTGCTTCCACTGTCTTGATCGTACTTGTTGCCATCCATCTTGCCTAAGAAGATATCAGCATCGCATCCGATATGTGACAGTGCTTTAGTAAGGCCATCAGTGATAGCCATCTTCGGTGCATCTTCAGCCATACGACCCTTAGCTGCATCAAAGAACTTACGGCACCCTGTGAAGGGGCCAAATGAATTAGAGGGTGTTCCATGCCAGACAGTAACATGCGCTAGCACAGCGCTGTCTCCGTTGCTCACAGGTACAATCTCTGTTGTGTTGTGCCATCCCCAGCCTTCGCCTACTGCACCAAACTCTTCTGTCATCTTTTTGACTTGGTACTGCGGATCGATCGCGGTGAATGAACGGCTACCGAAGCTGACCTTCTTCAGATACTTGGGGTCTGAAGAGGCCAGCCTGTCCCATACGTCTAGGTTATTAGTCATTGTTAGGTTCTCCTTGTTATGCGGAGTGATCCCCGCTTGTCTCGTTTGATTGTGAGGTGGTCGCAGTAAACTTCTCGTTCGTTATCACCGACCATTTGTTTGAGGTCTTTCTTAGCGTTCTCAAAGACACGATTCTGTTCGTATCCGTTGATATAGGTAATCGATGCGTCGATAAATTGGTTGTCTGTGCTGGCGTCACGCTTGACCATGTTGTCCACCTCAACTTTGTCGATGCTGATTGCTGGCGTATCCACACCAACCGGCTCTTCATCGCGTACAACGTAACCCCAGAAGTCTGACACCACCGTCCACATAGAATCGAAATAGCTTTTGTTGTACGAGACATAGGCTGATTCCCATCTGCTGTTGCCAAAGATAACTGAGAAGTAAGCGCCATCAGCATCAGCTAGATGACAGTACATTTGTATTTGCGGCATGTAGTATTCAATTACATCATCCATATTCTTGTATGGATTAGTATGCTTGGCTTCGACAATGCGCGTTGCCCATTTAGCATCGATCATACCTTTGGCTGGTACTGGCCCAATCATATCTTCATATTCATGCTGATGATTAGACAGCACACAATCATGCTCTTGCTCGAACCACTGAAGGTTAAAGTCTTCGGTCCAGCTACCAAGCTGCACTGCAATGTTGCGAGACAAATCATCTGATTCAACACGACCAGTTTTGATTTGCCAAAGCTCTAACCAATTGCCCTGCATAATTTTTACGCAGTCACTTCCTCCGATGAAACCCTTTCGTTCCATTGTGTTCTCCATTATTGTTTTGTTTATAACT